CGATACTAATACAAATACTACTGAAACATGGACGGAAGTTTCAAATATTTCAAAAATATCATCTTCAAATAATAAACATTATTGTGTTATAAATGGAAATTTAGGTTATATTTTAACAACAAATATACCAACTGCAAAAAATATAACAACACAGTATAAAGTAACAATAACTGCTATACAATCGAACGGTAGTTCTGCAAATAGTGCAACAATAAACGCTCCATCATATGTTTCGTTTGGTACCTCTGAATTACCATCTGGTGGTTATGATTTAATCAGTGTAGCTCAGGCAAAAACAAAATTAAAATTCAAAGCATCTTCTACAGAGCGATGTGTTACGATTGCAGATTATAAAAATGCAATATTAAATTCTGGAATATCCGGTACTGATGATATTACAAAAATATCTGTAACTAGCAGTCTTTTGGGAGAAGTTAAAGTTTATGTTACTGGATTAGGAACGTCTTTACAGAATCAATTGTTATTATATCTTTCAGATAAAACACTAGCAGGAATCAGCGTAAAGTATAGTCTATGATTTTACTTTTTAATAATTTACCAGTAAGTGAAAGTTATAAAATAGAAAAAATGGTCGAAAAGGCCAAATCTTTATATTATTCTGATTTTTTTGATGTGGATGGAAAACGGTGGTTGGGCGACGATCTGACAGTGGAATCTCTTTTTCCTTATTGGATTATAAAAAAATATAAATCTGATCCGCAAAACGTTTTAGTAGTTTCTCTTGTTAAGAATTATTTACGTTGGCTTTTTAGTATTGATTATGGATATGGCGCACAACTTGAATGGGAAAATATTAGAGTTCCTTTATATTCAAATTCTATATTTTTAGAAGCATTTGCAGATTTCTATTTTGATGGTGCTGATTTTTCTCAGGCTCCACTTTCCAATGTTTTAAATAACATAAGACAGTTTTCAATAAAAGCAAAATCAGAATATATTGATAAAAAAGGAACTCCGGAAGCTATAAAGTATTTGATATGTACTTTGTTGGGATTATCTTGGACTGATGTATATGTTAGTACTGGTTCACCGGGAACTATAACCATAGAAGTGAACACATCAAAATATAATAATTTATTGACCTACGATGCTTTTTTAAAGAATTATGTTTATCCAGCAGGAGTTGTAATAATTTATAGGAGTGTATAATCATGATAGATAAAGTTGTATCTTTGGCAATGTCTATTGCTTCTAGAGGAATTGATAATAAAAAAATAGATTTAGAAACAAAACAATTAAGAGCAATTTCATGTTTTGGTTATAAAGATATACCAAAATGTGAATTTTTGATTAACAGTAAACTTGTTGAGGGAATGAATTATTGTGGTAAATGTGGTTGTGGTGACTTTCCACATACTTGGTTAGTAAAAAGTGCTGAAAGATATTCAAAACTTGATTATCCAAAACTAAATTGTCCTTTAAGTATGCCGGGATTTAGTAATTACGATCCCGGTATCAAAAATCCAAGAAAAGAACAAATAGAAAAGTTGGACCCAGAAGAAATAAAATTTGTTGAAGTCACAATAAACGGAATCCCGAACACCTAAACAAATCCAATAAAAATTCATAAATACTTGTATGGCCATATCATCCAGACAAGAATTTATAGACTATACCTTAAGGCATTTGGGTCACCCGGTAATACAAATAAATATAGACAGCCAACAGATCGAAGATCGTTTGGATGAAGCTCTGGAATATATGTATGATAGGCATTTTGATTTTAACCAAAGGGCTTTATTTGCACATCAGGTAACAGATCAAGAAATTGCTCAAAGATTTTTTGATGTTTCTACATTTGGCAATGCAATAGGCGCGCAACAAAGAACTCTAGCAGATGGTACTACTGGTTATTGGCCAACCGCACAAGACATAAGAACAGTTAGCAAAGTATATGCCCCGAGCCATCCAATCGGAGATTACATGTTTGATCTGAGATATCAAATGACTTTATTTGATTTTTTTGGCATTTATTTTAATCAAACCGGTTATCCAATGGCACCACTGGCTTCTTATATTGAAGCTATGTCTTATATAAATGATGTTGATAATATTTTCAATTATCCAATGTCGTATACGTATACAAAAACAACAAATAGATTATTTTTGGAAACAGATTATTCAAAACTTACTAGTACAAAATATATTTTACTTGAAACTTATGTAAAAATTGATTCTACAAAATATACGCAAATATGGAATGACCGTGTATTTAAATTATACTTTTCAGCTTTATTGAAAAAACAATGGGCTCAAAATTTAATTAAATTTAATGGTATTCCGCTACCGGGTGGTGCTCAAATAAACGCGGCTGCGATGATGTCTGATGCTACAAAAGAATTAGCAGAAATTGAAAATACTTTATTAAGAACACAAGAATTGCCCGTCGATCCACTAATAGGTTAATAAATGGCAACAAATCCGTATCTAAATTTAACTAATAGACATTCCGAACAAGATTTGGTTGAGGATATTACTGTTGAATTAATTAAAGCTACGGGCCAAGATTGTTTATACATTCCAAGAAAATATTTTAATATTGATAGAATTTTTGGAGAAGACCCGGCATCTTCATTTGAAAAAACATATACTGTAGAGATGTATATCTTATCTTTTAAAGGATTTGAGGGAACAGATATAATTACACAGTTTGGCGTTGAAATTAAAGATAAAATAAATTTGTTAGTTGCGAGAAGAAGATTTAAACAACAAATTTCAAATTATGATAATACTATTTCAAGGCCAAGAGAAGGAGATTTAATATATTTCCCTCTTTCAAAATCATTATTTGAAATAAATTTTGTAGAACATGAAAATCCATTATATCCTCTGGGAAAATTATATTCATATGTCATAACTGCTGAACTCTTCACCTACAGTTATGAAAAAATCAATACTAAAAATAATAATATTGATACAGTTTATACAATATCTCAAGATGATAGTCAGTATATATTGTCTGGAGGCACTGGAAGTTTTATGATTGGAAATATTATAAAACTTCAATCTGGTATTACTGTAATAGGTGAAGGTACTGTTTCATATATTAATGACAATGTAATAAAATTATCTGGTATAACAGGTACTTTTGGTTATACTGGAAATACTTCTTATGTTGTGTATAGTAATTCTAACCCGGGAGTATGCTATTCAAGTATACAGAATTATACAATTCCTAAAAATAATATTTTGGGAACCACGGCTGGAATTAATGATAATCTTAAAGAAGAAGCGGATGAATTGAATTTTGATATAAACAATCCATTTGATTAAATAAAGAAAGAATAAAATGTTTGATTACACTTACAGTGAAAATTTAAAAAAAATAGTGATTGCTTTTGGATCATTATTTAATAATATTGATGTCAGACATAAAAATGATGATGGAACTTTTAAACAAATAAGAGTACCACTTGCATATGCATCACAAGAAAAATTTATTCAAAGATATTTAAATCCTTCTTCTATTACTGAAGGAACTAGAATTGAAAACCAGCTACCTAGAATGAGTTATATAATAAGTGGAATTTCTCCCGATTCTTCTAGAAAAAGAGGAAGATTAAATCCATATAGTCCTGTTGATGGAAGTTCTGGAACTTGTGTTCCTTCTGGTTATCAAGTAGCCAACGAAATACCAATAAATATAAATTTTAATTTATACATCTATACTAGACATACAGATGATACGATGCAAATCGTGGAACAGATTATGCCATATTTTGTTCCAGACCATATAATTAAAATAGATTTCAATGAAGTAATTAAAAACGTAAACATACCCATTACAATGGGACCCAATAATTTGAGTGAAAGATTTGATGGTGATTTTTCAACTAGAAGAATAAATATTGCTTCTTTCAGTTTTGTAGCAAAAGCATATATTTTTGGTAAACTTATTCCGACTACTACTTATAATAGTTTATCCGTTTCTATTGAGGGATTGGGTGTAACATTTGGAATAACAGATGAATATTAATAAAAATTTGGCTAATTTTTTTTCAGTTCCAGAAAATAAAATCTCAAGTGAAAATAAAAATTTACAGGGGGGTACTTTTGATTTTAATAATTTTGAAAAAGATTACAAACTAGTACAAGAAAATTTAAAATCTTTAATAGGGACAGGAAATGTTGCTTTAGAAACTGCATTAAAGGTAGCTACCGAATCAGATAGTCCAAGAGCATTTGAGGTCGTTGCAATACTTTTAAAAACCATGGCTGACTTAAACAATAATGTTTTAGATGTACACAAAAAAGCAAAAGATACTACCAGTTCAAAAGTAGAAGTAAAACAAACAAATAATTCTGTTTTTATTGGTTCAACAAAAGAGTTACAAAATTTATTAAATAAAGAAAGAAGCACCAATAAAGATGTTGTTGATGCTGAGGTGATTGAAAATGAGAAAAGGGAATGATGTACAAGGTTATAGAAATAACCCAAATTTAAAACTCCCCGGAGTTGAATTACAATATACAAAAGAAGAACTTGAAGAATATATAAAATGCGCAAAAGATCCCGTATATTTTTGTGAAAAATATGTAAAAGTAAAAACTCTGGACAGGGGTATAGTTCCTTTTGATTTATATCCTTATCAAAAAAAGTTTATAAACGCAATAGATCAAAATAGATTTGTAATTTCTAAATGGCCTCGTCAGTGTGGTAAATCTACGTGTGTAACCAGTTATATATGCCATTATATAACCTTTAATCAAAGTGTAAATGTCGCAATTCTGGCAAACCGTTTAAAAACTGCAAAAGAAGAATTATTCTCAAAGCTTCAACTTGCATATGAAAATTTACCACATTTTCTTCAACAAGGAGTTGTAGAATGGAATAAGACGAGCTTTAAGCTCGAAAACGGGTCTAGGGTCATGTGCGACGCAACATCGTCTACAGCGATCCGTGGCGGCTCTTATAACCTATTGCTGTTAGACGAGTATGCATTCTTGGCAAGCCATTTGGCAGAAGAATTTTACACATCAACGTACCCTACAATTTCAGCGGGTACTACTACAAAATTAATCATAGTTTCTACACCAAATGGAATGAACCATTTTCATAAATTGTGGGTAGACGCAAAAAGACCGGATGGGCATAAATTAAAAAATAAATTTATTCCCGTAGAAGTTAGTTGGAGAGAAACCCCAATAAGTCCGGGAACTCCAAAACTGAGAGATGATGTATGGGCACAAGAACAAATTGCAAACACCAGTGCAGATCAATTCGAACAAGAATATGGTTGCAATTTTTTGGGTTCTTCGAATACTTTAATATCATCAAGCAAATTAAGTGTTCTAGCATCAGAGGAATGTTTGAGCGAAGATAAAGAGGGTCTTAAAATTTTTGAAGAGCCTAATATAAACAAAATATATTTTGTTATGGCCGATGTGTCTAGGGGGCAAGGTTCAGATTATTCTGCATTTACTGTCATCGATGGAACTTCAAGCCCATATAAAGTAGTTGCTACTTTTAAAAATAACACAATAAGTCCATTTAATTTTCCAACTGTTTTGAAAAAAATTGGTGAAAAATACAATAATGCTTATATTTTAGTTGAAACAAATGATATAGGTGCCCAGGTTTCGTCTATTCTTTATAATGACTTAGAATATGAAAATTTATTGATGACAAGAATAATGGGAAGAAAGGGTCAAATTTTATCACAAGGTTTTGCTAGCAGTAAGAGCGAGATGGGTTTGAGAACTACAGCACAAACTAAAAAACTAGGCTGTGCTATTTTAAAACGTTTAATAGAAGAAGATAAAATTTATTTAAATGATGAAAGAATAATTCAAGAATTGATGGCGTTTGTTTCTAAATCAAACACATATAAAGCCGAAGAAGGGCATAATGATGATTTAGTTATGACTTTAGTATTTTTTGCTTGGTTGTGTCGTCAAGAATATTATGCAGATTTGATTGAAAGTGCTAAATTTAATTATGAAGA